CCAACTATAAAAATTGCAGTAGCAATTACAATAATAGATGTTATAGGATATTTTCCAATTGCTTTAAATTTTTTCATAATTTATAAATTTTGTTATTTCACTTTTAAAGCTCAAAGTAACTTCTCCAACACCTATATTTCTGCCTTTAGCAAATATAATATTGGCTGTACCTTTACTTTCCTTTCCATCATCATTATATTCTATCCCATAATATTCAGGGCGATATATAAGCATAACTACATCTGCTGCTTGTTCTATTTCGCCTGATTCTCTAAGATCAGATAATGTTGGCTTACTATTATTACGCATACCTACACCTCTATTGAGCTGGCTTAATGCTATAATAGTGATATTAAGCTCTTTAGCTAGATTTTTTAATGTTCTAGCTACTTTACTTACTTCTTGTTCTCTGCTTCCTGATTTTGATTTAGAAGTTACCAGTTGTAGATAATCTACCATAATCATTTTAGCGTTTTTATTTTTTACATATTCTTTTATTCTATGTACTAAATAGGCTAACGAAGTAATATTACCTTCGTCAATTAATAATGGTAAATTTTCAATTTCAGATATTGTATTATGTATTTCAGCAAGTTCTTTATCATTTAATGTACCATTTGTAATATATCTATTACTTATACCAGATTCCATAGATGCTAGCCTTCTAAGTAATTGTATAGCACTCATTTCATAAGAAAATATTACAGTAGGTGTCTTTGTATACTTTGCAGCATTATAAGCAAGAGCAAGAGCAAAACTTGTCTTACCCATAGATGATGCACCACCTACTATAATTAAATCAGTTTCTTGCCACCCGCCTGTAAATTTATCAATTGCTTGAAATCCAGAAGCAACACCTAATAAGCCTTCTGTATTCATTCTGGTTTCTACATCTTTAAGAAATTCTTTAATTTGGCTATGTATATCTCCAAGCTTTTCAGGCGTGCCTATTGTTAATTTAGAAACTTCACTTGTAAGTTTTCCTACAATAAGCTCTAATTCTTCTTGATTTGATAATTGATTATTAACATCTTGCACTATACCAAACAAAGTTCTTTTTTGAAATTTTTCTGTTAGAATAGCAATACACGTAGGTAATTCAGTAAAATTAAATGCTTTATCTGCCATTATAGATATATTGTAAGCTACATTCTCTCCTTTTATTAAATTACTTATAGTTACAATATCTATAATTCTATTTTTACTTTTAAGATCTTTTATAGCAATAAAAGTAGATTTATTAAATGGATCTTCAAATAAGTCTTCATGCAATAGATCATAATATTTATCTATTAATTCATTATTTACTATAAGTTTACCTAATAGTGTTTCTTCTATGTCATTTTCTGCATACATAATAATTTTGTTTGATTAGCAAATATATGATTATTCGCCATATTTACGTCTAGCGTCTGCTTTTTCTTCTAGATAATTTTCATATAATCTAGCTTCACGTTCTCTTGATTCTTCAGGATATTCAAACCAATTACCACATTCATTACAGATATAGCCAGAACATTCTGTATTTTCTTTACAAGAAGGACATTTACTTGATTCGCTATATATTTCTACACTGCAACAATCAGTTATCCAGCTATTTTCATAATTGCATCCGCAACAAGGACTAACTTCGCACATTTTCTTCTTCCATTTCTTTATATTTTTCTAATATATATTCTTCTATTTCGTAAAATATTTGGCTATCAGAATCAATTTCTATATTTAGGGCTCTTCCTATTCTTATATAAGATTTAGTTTCATTTAAAACATTACTTATTTTTTCTATTTCTGTATATTCCATAATTATTTTATTATTACTTCATTTTTAGTTAACATCCATTGACAATTACTAGCATCATGACCTAAATCATATAGAACTTGTTCTGTCTGACTATCATCCCATTTAACATCTAGTTTTGTATAAACATATGTTATGTCTTTTCTAAAATCTAACACTACTAATTTCATGATTGATTGTTTTTAAGCCATTTAAGAGCGTCTGAGATAGCTTGATCTTTTCCTTTAACGTCACCATGTTCTGCGCTAATATACAACATAAGGCTTAATATTACTTTTCTAGCGTCTTTTAATTCACTAGCATTTATTTGATTTATTTGAATTTGATGTAAATCTTCAAAAAATGTTTTGTTTATTTCTTCTTTATTCATGATATTACTGGTATTGTTCTTAATTCTTTAATTGTAGTACACATTGCTCCACCATCATTACCTTCATCGTCCATCATAGGTGTTATCCAATGTTCATCATCTAATAATATAGATATTGGTCTTTTATACCACATATTATCTGTCATTTCTACCTCTCCAATATATTCTACTTTTGTTATTGTTTTGCCAACTAAATGTTTAGCAATTAATTCTGTCCAGTATTGTTCTACTGGTTTTCCTTCAATTTTATATTCTTTCATATTATTTATTATTTATCAATTCTTTTTGTCTTTCCTGATCTTTAAATGGTAATATTATTAACAAGTGATATATTTCCATAATCAATTCTTCTTTAGTTAATTTTTCAACCATTAGTTTTGCTACATTTTTCATATTGTAATTTTTATTTATTAAGAATAGTAAAAGGGGCAGGATAACAGCAAAATTTAGTTATCATTCCGTGGCCACACGCTACTGCCCCTCTTATTGTTAATATGCTTTTATAAAGTTAAAAGCTTTTTCATTCATTTTATTACAAGATCCTGTTAATATAGATTCTTGTTTTCCATTTTTTCTTAATGGAGCTGATTTTTGATGTGTAGTATATTTAGTTACACCATTAAATACACCCCATTTAGTGTGAGATATTCTACTCATTTCAGCATCTATACATGTTGTTATATCATGTATCATATTATACTTTCTAGAAGAGATGTCTTCATCTTTTGCTAATTTATCTGTATTAAACAAATAATCAACTAAATCAATTATAAGACTTGGACTAGCAGATTGCTCAGCAAAATCTTTTAAATCAGCAATTTTATCATACTGATCTGTAAAGTTAATTATATTAGGCAATTCTTTTACTTTATTTTGTATAGATTTTGTATGTCTATAGCCAGAAAAAGCATTACCTGATAGCCATGCAAATTGATTTTGACAAAATATTACTTTATTCATAAAACCAAACTTTAATGATGTTGTACCATCATGTCCATTGATTGCATAAATATATTCTTCTGTAGTTTGTCCTCCGATAACATTTATATTATCAGGACGTTTCATTTGTACTACAACTTTTCTGCCTCCATTTAAAGGTATTGCTTTTACAATATCTAATTCATTGTCTTCTGCAATCTCTTGCATAGTTTCAATTATCATATGATTTTGTGTAGGCTCATAAGCTTCTGATACTGTAGTAAATATTTCACCTGTATCTTCCCTTACTATACCATAGTATGGAGTATGATGTAATCCATTGTTAGCTTCAGGCGTACATTCACCTGCATATATTAATGGTTTCTTAACTACATTCCAATTAAGTCCATTTTGTTCTAAGATTTGTTCTGTGTTTAACATAATATTTATTTTATTTATTAATTTCCAAAAATCATATCAATTGTAGATTTTTCTACTGCCTCTCCACTTTCAAGACATTCTATGATCCGTTCAAACTCTTCTCTAATTACATCTATATCATAATGTATTGTTCCATCATTCATTTCATACCAATATGTCTCAAGTGTTATTGTTTCAATCGGTTTTTGTTTTTTGTTTTTGTCCATTTTAATCCATTTCAAAGTTAGGTATTAGCTCTTCATAATCTTTAGGAGCTTTTTTTTCTACTGATATTCTATCTCTAGACCAATATCCTATACAGTCATTCCATAAACGATAATCTCCACCACCCCTACCATTTCCTTCACAAGTTAGTAATGGTAATGGGTGAACTTTCCAGCCTTCTTGATCTTCAGGTACTATGTCTTTATCCACATATTCTTTTTTGGTATGATTGACTATATATCTACCGCTTGATTCTTCTGGATAATCTTTTAATTGTATTTCTTTTGCCATCATAAAAAGATTCTTTTTAGAATTTTCTTCTTCATCTGCATAATCTCCAGCCCATACAAAGCTGTGTTTATGCCATTTACCTTTTGGTGATAAAAGATATTCTGCTATTTCTACAAAATCATTATTTATATAACTATGCTCCATTAACTTTGACATATTTCCATAGTCATGTGAGTATAATGATTCCATGTTGTTTACTGATGTTGGTTTATAATATTGTCCCATAATTAATTAATTTTATTTTTTATCGTATTTTGTATGCATTGTCCATTCAGATATAGGAGGACTATTTTTTGAAGTTATTTTGCTTTTAATATCTTCAGTTATTACAGATAATATTTTACAATAACCTTCCATTTTACCTGTTCGGTATTCTTTTGATTCATTATCTTTATTTACTTGTGTTTTAGCAAGCTCATCTCTGATAAGTTTTGTTAATTTATCTGCTAATTGATTCATATTTGTCTTGTAATTCGTTATAATTTCTCATTATAGTTATTATCTCTTGTCTTTCTAATCCAGACAATTCACTAACTGTTTTAACGTCCATCATGTTAGTTACTCCTGACATTTGCACATCTACATATGCTTCAAATTGATCTTTTGTTATATTTTCCATATTAATTAATTTCGTGGCCCTGTATCGTTAGATAAAGCACCTGTTCTTGTATTTTTTATTTCTGAAATTTCCCATTGTTCATTATTGACTTCCATTTGTTCTAATTCTTTTTCTGCTATTAGAGCCCATAGTCCTTCATCCCCTTGATGTATTTTATCATCAATAATTTCTGCATGATTTCTACCATCATCTGGAAATTTAAGTATTATACGTGTAACATATTCTCTACATACTACTACTTCATATTCTTTCATAATATTAATTTATTTGCAAGTGTTTGTATTTCTTCTGTTTTTAAAGAACTATAGTTATTTGATCCACCAGTATAATCCTTGTAATCTTTTGCTGTTCTAATTAATAAATCAGCACCACCATCTGTTGGTGGAAAATGTCTTACATCGGATATACTAAAG